CTACTCTTATATTCGTAGGTCTAGACATTATCATATACCTTAGTGCATCATATAAGTGATCTTCAGACTTAGTATCTACATCTTCAGGGTTTCTAGCATCCACTGGTAATGCTGCTATCTGACTGATCAAGTTCTTACAACTCTTTAATATCTTTATCTTAGGCTCACCAGTATCTTCATCAATCATCAATCTCTTATGTAACTCTATCTTACCTGCTACTCTAGATCCTGGTGATCTGTCTGATGGTCTAAATCTACATCCTTCTCTATTCATAGTCTCTGCTATTGATGGACCTGCATCACCTCTTTTAGCCCAACATGAACTATCTAGTAATGCATCCTGTATTCTACCATCATCAGCTTCTACTTCCATAATCATCTGACCTAATCTATCTGCTGTCAAACGATTAACATATAACTCTCTGTATATCCACAAACAACCATCGTAATCTACTGCACCCCATAGTATCCCTGAATGTGCTGCATATCCAAAGTCTGCTGCTCTTATCTTAGTCCAACCATTAGGTATCTCAAAACTATCACACGTATGTATTGTCTTATCAAACTCAGGAAATGCACCTTCGTCTACTACATCCCAATCACCATACAGAAACTGTTTACGTTTTACTTCTGGTAGTGATGCCAACATAGCAACATAACTCTGGTCTTGTGTGAGATACGGATTATCCCATACTGATGCTGCTATAAACTTTCTTGTTATTTCGCTTGACAGTGTTCTACCATCTAGCTCATACTCTATCTTCTCAGTTATTCTAGTGTTTGGTTCAGCAGGATCTATAAATAACTTCTTAACCCATGCTGATCCTATATTACCTGGATTACCTGTAGCTCTCATATGCAGTGGTATATCAGGGTCTGTAGTACGTAACGATGACTTTAAGAACTGCCATATATCTGAATTAGCATACTGAGGTAACTCATCTATACCAATCCACGAATAGGACTGTCCTTGATATCTTAACACATCTTGTAAGTTTTCGCAATACCCAAATTCTATTCTAGCTCCACTTGGAAAGTACCACGTATTCTCTTGACTCTTAAACTTTGCTCCAGGTGCAGCTTTAGGATATATTTGCTGCGTCTGGAATATAACATCTCTTAGTTCTGGCATCGAACGTCTTATAAGCAATGCACGATGAGCAGGTTTATGTACATATCTTAATGGAGCTATAAGAAGAGAGTAAGTTTTACCACCACCTCTTGCACCTCCATAGAAAACTTCACGTTCATTAGCAGACAAGAACTGTGTTTGGGGTCCAGGATTTGGTTTAAAAATAACTTCATGTTGCTGCTCCTTAGAGTCCGTAAAGTCTATAGATTCTTCAGGAACTTTACCTGTATCTAACTCTTTATTTAATCGTCTCTTCGCTTGTTCTGCCTTGATTCGTGTTTGCTTTTCGGTATTTTTAAGGTCTTCGATTTTTCTTTGCTTGGGAGATAGTTTGCGTCTGCGAGTCTTTCTCCTAGCATCCAACTCCTCTTCAGTCCATGCCAACTTGTGTAACCTAGTAGCAGAAAGTTTTCTACCAGTCTCATTTTCTAACCACGCCGCCACCTTTCGTACAGAGTGATTACCTTCACGAATTTGAGTAACCGCTTCATCGAATTTACTAAGGACTGCTTCATTAGGCATATACCATGCCACATTCCTTTTGTCAACTTGATAATCATATCCGTATGGAATTTTACCAATTGCTTTAATTTTTCTACGACTTGCATGATCAATCCTTTTGAGTGTCATCATCTTCCTCTAGGGGAGGCAATATCACAACAGCAGAAGCTACGCCCTTATGTTCGATCTTCTCTGTTTTAACTATACCAGTACGGTCTAGGATTTCTTTAGCAGCAGCTAAACGATCTCTATTACCTAAAGCACTAGGATCATCTAGTATGCCTGACATAGAAAGAACAGCTTTAGGAGCATTAGCCGCTAACATATTCTCTGCTCTCTCTATTATCTCACTCTTCATTTGGCGAATGAGTCTAGCAGGATACTCTGTTGGAGCATAACCTGCAATGTTCATAGCGTTACGGAAGTTACCTTGCGCTTCCCCAAACAAAGCATTTAGAAAAGCTTCTTGTTGCTCAGTCATAATTAAGTCTTTCTATAAGATCTAGTTTTCTTTGCAATACTCTTTGGTTGTTTAACGTGTTGTTTACCAGCTTTCTTGCCTTTTCTTTTTGCAGCAGTAGTTGCAGCATATTCTTTACTACTTAAAGATTTAATAGCTGCTGATGGCAAATATCTTTCTCCAGTAGCTTTCGGACCTTGCGTAGATGGTTTACCAGACTTAGTACGCCACTTCTGTTTACCCCAATCTTTAAGACTTTTTTGTGGTTTTTTTAGTGCCATGTTGTCTCTTTAAACTTTCTTTAGCTCTCTTAGCTATCCTAGCCTGTTCAGGCTTACCACCATACTTACTACGTTGTTCTAGTACAGTTAGTATCTGTATCTTTCTAGCATAAGGTTTACTTATCTTTTTTACTTTAGAAACCGTTGCTCTAGCATCAGCAGGAGTAGCATACTTTATACTAACAGTATCTTTTGGATTCTCATCAGTATATAATCTTCTATCGCTTCCTTTTGGCTTTTTACCAGTACCTACTTTAGGATCTTTTCTTTTTCTTGGCACTTTTTCCGTAACCTTTCTTTTGATCCTTTAATACTTTCTTTAAAGTTTTAGCTTGACCTGCATGTAACTTAGATGCTTTGTTTAAACCTTTTACGACTTTAGTTAGGGGTTTAGTATAGTGTGGCATTGTTCATCCTTTATTTATTCTTAGAGTTCCATAGTTCAAATAAGGTTATTACCTTCTGTTTTAGTGTGTCTATATCTGCGTGCATCTTAGCTAACACTATAACTAAGGTTACGAAACCAAATGCTATAGGCCAACCAGATACGATTACCGACCAAGTATCTTCCATGTCACGACTTATAACCTCCCCCAGCTTTTTTATAAGCTTTTGCTAACATCTGGGCTTTCCTAGCAGACCACTGACCACTAGCTCCACCTTTACTACCTGCCTTAATACGATTAAATATTTTCTTTCGCATTGTAGGTTTAGTATAGTTACCTGATTTATTTACTGTGCTTTTGCTTTTTGTTTTTGCTGCCATCTGAATACAAGTTGTTAAAAGTGGTATTTGGATCTAGATAGGATTCATGTCCTTCTGCTGAATGAACCCATTGAGAAGGAGCAAAATCTGGTACACCTTCACCTGTTCTCCACAAAGCAGGACTCGTAGCTCTTACTCTATTGTTTGGTAACGCTACAAAGTTACCTGTCCATTTACCTGCGTCAGTCAAGTATAACACATGAGACTGCTTATGTTGTGCAGGATCATCAGCTATATCATTGCCTGTATAATCTACAGTAAATAAATATTTACCTGTATGAAACTCCCCATCAATCTTACATATCCAAGGTGATGAGCTAACCCTGTCCATTATAGTTACACTATGCTCTCTCGATTCACAATCCCAAGGCTGACACAAATGGTCTTGCATTGGTTTAGGCCATTTCTTTAGGGGGATGTCAGCTACTAATGCTTCAATTGGCATTCTCGCCCACATTGCTCCCCCATGTATATTTTCTTCTGGCCCACCTTCTAAGTCTGCTTCACAACCAGTAAATACTACTTGAAAGCTTAATGACCTATCTGGTATTGTATTAACCGCGATAGCGATTGCATGAAGAAACTCACCGTGATATTCAGTATGATTACTAGTGAACTCCCTCCGTACCCAACAATTAAAATGGGGTACATTACTTATGAGGTAAGACATTACTTACGTTTTGTTGCTCCACCCTTTGACATCTTCTTAGTTTTCTTTTTGCCCATAGCACCACCATACATCATTTTCTTAGCGCCGCCTTTTGACATTTTTTTAGTCTTTTTCATAGTCTTACCTTTCTTATTACGGAGCATAGCAAAATCTTTTTTTGTAATTTTACCATCTCCGTCCTTATCTAATTTTTTTTGATTACCTTTTGCGTTAGCCATATAAAATCCTTTTCAAATAGTCACTGCTAAATATAAAAGCCCCCACCTATATGACTACCAATCCCAAGTTATTAACCTCTGTTACGCCAAAACTCTTTACTCTTAACGTATTTATTTACGTCTATCATTTCTTTATTAGCTTTATGACAGTCACATCTACATATATTTGGATCACAACCACATTCAATACAACTATCGCAATGCGTTCCATTAGTTGTTAAAGTATTACACTCACATACTTGACCTTCTTCTGCATCATCACACTCACACAATTTAACTGAATCCACTTTTACCCACTCTTCATCTAATAATAACTGCTCTCCTGCATCTGTTAGAGAGCCTGTTGCATCAAATACTGGTTTCTTCACTGCATAATCCCTTTGCATATAGTATCTTCTGTAATAACTCATCTACCACTTCACTTTATGACTCCAGTATTTAGCAGAGAGTTTAGTAGTAGGTTTACCTTGTGCATTGTGTCTTGCGTAATACGACTTCTTCCTGGCTTTATCTTTCTTACTTTTAGGGTTTTTACCTGCTCCACGCACTCCTTGCTGACCAAATCTAATTAATCTAATCTTATCGCCTTCTTTTGCAAGCACTGCATGGCTTTTCTTAGGATGTTTCGGTGTTCTCTTAGGTTTATTGTAACCAGAAAACTTCTCTCCACTCTTTTCAACCATAACATCTCCATAAAAATAAGGGAGTTACCTACTACACTTTGGAAGACTCCCTTAAAAATCTGTTTTTCGCTGCAATCACTAGCCTAATCACCGTATACTCCGCAGAAATATAGATAATATAGTCGCAGTAGGTATTATGTAGCAGAGTATATCACATTTACGGTAAATTGTCAAGCAAAATTACGGAATCATTGTTTAAAATACGCAATATATGTTAATACGAGAGCCACAGACCCCAAGTCTGGGGCGATCTACTGTTAATAATGTCAAAAAACTATTTAATTATGTTAATACGTGTTTACATTGCTGCCGATTTATGATATTTTACTAAAATATATAGGCTTTGCGTTGCAACCCTTAGTAAGATACTCCGTTGGAGCTTCGTATCCAACTAAGATTACGAATCTTACCATATTTTTATTTATTTGTCAAATCACAAATTGTTACAATGACTGTAATATTTCGTGATAATTCTTGATAACTGCCTGTTTACATTAAATTTTTGACAATTTTTCATAACCACGTATACGCATAACGGGCAGAGGGGTGGTGGCGATTGCCCGCCTAAATCCGTTTGGACATTTTCGGACAATCCTATCAAGAGCCTAAGAAATTATTAGATATAAAAAGCATTCTTCTAGATATATCGGGTTCTATTAGATTGGTTTGATGGTTATTGGCTCTTGTTTGAGATACTACGGCTCAAATTGCAGGCTTATACCCATATCGCATATATCACGATCTCATTAGTTGGGGTTCGTGATATCTCTTATCGTTAATTGTATAGATTTAATAGGGTTAAAAAAATAGCAGTTTACCTGGTTTTTGGGGTCTAAGTTATTGAAAACGCTGCACTTTTTAAAAAAAATCAATTAACTATTTACTTTTAATATTCTTTCATGGTTATAATTGGGCAAGGAAAAACGAAACTTAGGAGACTAAACAGATGAATGTATTATCTTTATTCGATGGAATGTCTGGAACCCAACTAGCTCTTAAAAAGTTGGGTATCAAAGTTGATAACTACTATGCAAGTGAGATAGACAAGTATGCTATCAAAGTAACCCAAGCAAATTTTCCCAATACTAAACAACTAGGAGATGTAACAAAGCTTTGCTTTGACGTTCACATTGATCTATTGGTTATGGGTTCACCTTGTCAGGATCTAAGCTTTGCATCACGTGATAAGAAGGGTCTTGAAGGTGAAAGATCGGGTCTATTCTTTGAAGGTTTAAGACTTGTCAAAGCTTGTCTAGCTATCAACCCTAATCTAAAAGTATTAGTTGAAAATGTAAGAATGACCAAAGCAAACCAAGACCGAATGACCAAAGCTTTATCCGATGTTATGGGGCAAGTCATTGAACCCGTAGCAATCAATTCAAATATCTTCTCTGCTCAAAACAGATATAGATTATATTGGACTAACTTGAATATTCCAACGCTACCAAGTGATAAGGGTATTGTGATGAATGATATTCTTGAAGATGGTTTTTCTGATAGAGATAAATCTTTCTGTATTGATGCATCCTATTTTAAAGGGGGCAATCTGCGTAGTTACTTTGAAAAGAATAGACGACAATTAGTATTTTCTAAAGATGGTTTGTGTCACGTTGGCGATGCCGATTTAAATGGTCAAGATGCTATTAAGCGTGTTTATCATGCCAACGGTAAAGCGCCTACATTAACTACAATGCAAGGCGGTCATAGAGAACCTAAAGTATACATAGAAAACCTAAAGTATCGTAAACTCACTCCACTCGAATGCGAGCGATTGCAAACGGTTCCTGATAACTATACGAACCATGTAAGCAATACCCAAAGATACAAGATGCTAGGTAATGGGTTTACAATAGACGTTATCTGCCATATTCTAAGTGAACTAAAATAATTAATCTTAACTTATAGGAGTAAGTAAAATGGATATGTATAAAATTAAAGTAGAAAATATGATTTCCCGAAATGGTAACAAAGTACCTAATCAATTCGAGATCGTAACAGACTTGGGTGTATACTTTCAGAGCTACAAAACAGTGATCGCATTTAAACCACACAAAGCAGGTAGCCCGATTAGATTAGACAAGAACAGTTGGGACTATTCTGTGACCACTAGCAGATATAGAAATATCTTTCTTGATGAGACTACGAAAGATACAGAAAGAAAGATCAAATCTGGTGAATATGTTTTGGTGGATTTAAACTAATGGTTGAAGTAACAACGGCGGTAATGATAACAGTGTTTGTTGTTATCGCCATAATGAGTATAGTAATATCTAGATAGATGATAGGAGAGTAAAATGGATAAGATGGAATTAGAAGCTTTTAGAGAAGATCTAAGGCAAAGAGTAGATCCTACAATGGATCGATCCCGAATGAAAGAATTTGCAGACTATGTATTAAATAATGATCAGGTCAGAGAAGACTACTATCAAATATTTATTAATGATATGTATGATGGTTTTTTGGAAGAAGAAGGTTATTAGGAGAGTAAACAATGGCATATATTAAGATAGAGATACCAACAGAATGCAAAGAGTTTACTCAATTAGATTGTGAGGAACTAGAGCAGTTCATAAGAGATAAACAGTCTGATAGAGTAGCTGATGATTTATCAAATTTAAGATCAAGAAAGATAAAAGAAGTTGAAAGCGGAATTTTTGATATAATCCAATTATATAAATTTCTAGATGAGAAGGAGGGTATTTAAATGAGAAGGATTAGAGTTAAACTAAAAGAGATTAAACATCTTTTAAATCTTAATGCCGATGCTATAAAACATGGTTTAAGTGAGGGATATTTCCAACAATCCAGGCCTGAGACTATAATTGATTGGCATATCAATAAAACCAGGAAAATCATGCATGAACAGTTAAGGGATATCCACAATGTCTGATTTATCCGATGCAATCACCGAAATGATATGGACGGCAGCTCATAATAATAAAGATTACGGAATGAAGGAAGCGAAGGTATTATCTGAGACTTTGAAAGTACCAGTTAAGACTATAATGAAGATCATTCAACATGGTAGAAGAACGCCCAAAGGAGTTGACTGGGATATTGTAAAGAGTAGGAAAATAAACTGATGATGTATCTTATTATTTGGTTTTGTGTTAGTACAATATTAATAAACTTATAGGAGAATAAAAATGGATTTAGAAAAATTTGAATTGATGAGTAAATTAAAACCAGTAGATAGATGGAGGCTTGAGAATATGTATGATGGCCCAATACCTATAGAAGTAATTAAAGGTAAGCTTGCATCATATGAAGGTGAGCCAGATATTGATAATGCTTACGGATATAACGGAGCTACAGTAGATCCTAGAAATGAGATAGACGATGACTGATATTCTAATAGATATAATATTCAGTAATGAGTTTTTTATAATCATGTGTTGCATCGGATGTGTGGCAGCATACACATTAGTTAAGATTTACAACGATAAATGGGAAGAATAAATAATAATTGTTTGATGGTTTACATTAATTATAAAATATAGTATAAAGAATTAACAAAGAAAGGATTAAAAAAATGAATGTAAAACAAGCTTTAGAAATCCAGGCAACACTAACAGGATGCAAAATTCCAGAGGATTTAGCCACTGCATTAAATGAAACTTGTAGGGTAAATAGTAGGGGTGGAGCAGTAATGTTAGCGGATATGAATTTAGTATATATAATTCGAGCATATTTAAAGGAGCAAAGAAATGGCTAGAACAACAACGGTAATCCAGAGAACTAATCGCTTCACTGGTGAGAAGGATGTAGTAGAGATTGAGAACAAGGCAGCATCGGCAGGTGGTGATGTAAATGGTAGGGTTTATAAACAATACCTTACAAAGACTATCAAGTATCGTTATAAGTTATTAGGTATACGTGGAACTACATTAGGAAGGTTTGTAGCATGAAAATCACACAGATAAATAAAGAAGTTTGTAGACAACTTAGAGTTGATATGAACGAAGTAATCAAAGCCAAGCTAAAAGAGTATGGGTTGGAAGGAGAGTTCCTGAATGGATCTTTCGATGATGAACTGGTAACATTCAAAGTCGATATAAAGATTGCAGGTGCAATGGATAAACGTGATAAGAAATTATCAGATAGTCTAACTTGGTATGCTAAATACATAGCAGAAGAGTTAGGAGTAGATAAAGATGATATACTTAATAAAGAATATCGTATGGGTGTAACCCGATATAAACTCATAGGGTATAACTCTAAAGCAAAAACTTATCCGTTAATCATGCAAGATATAAAAACTGGTAAGAAGTATAAGTTTGAGGAAATTATGATAAGAAGATCTTTTACGGAGCGAGTAGCATGAAGATCGGCAGCGTAGCACATTTCACTAAAATACATAATGATCTCATGGCAACTGGTAAGTATGATGACCTAGTAACGGAGGGTGATGACCCAAAGATTGCCTATCAGGAGAAGGAGATCAATGCTTTAATGGAAGAGAAAAGAATACTTAACGAACTGCTAACGAAGCAAGATCATATGATTGAAGAACTAGTTAGAAGATTAAAGGAGTTAACACCATGAGTATAGATCACATAGGCACTAGCACTTTACTTAAACATCCTGTATACTCTCCAAGTGGAGATCTGAGAGTACATGAGAATAAGCTTAGTCATGCACATAAAGCGCAATCAAATGTACCAGTTCCTCCCGTAGAAGAAGCAGATTTCCTGCAACCGACTAAAGATAATTCAAAATCAATCGGTAAACTTATAGATATAAAGGTATAGAAATGACTAGTATTATGGAAGAAAAAGAAGTCAACCAAGCATTAATGGGTGTAGTGTGGAAAACATTATTTAAATCATATCCTTTGATTGATGATATGCAGGAATGGAATGATATCACGTATGCTATGGCAAGAATATCACATCAGTTAGAGTTATCTGAATTAGATAATTATCAAGTTGCCATAGATTTAGAAGATGAGGATGGAGGTATAAACAATGAGTGAAGATCCAAGTCATTACAACCCATATGCACAACAACATTTAGAAAAAAGAAAGAAGAAAACAATGAGTGATTTAACAGGCTACCAAACATGGACACGTTCAACTGCAATTTATGACAACCCAATTATCTATCCATCACTTGAGTTAGCAGGTGAGGTTGGAGAAGTATGTAACCAAGTCAAGAAGATCTATAGAGATGATGACGGTGTCGTTACTCCGAAGCGTAAAGAAGATTTAGAGAAAGAATTAGGTGACGTTTTATGGGCGTTAGCTAGGTTGATTGATGATCTAGGTCTGGATTTCAACATAGTCAAAGAACTTAACGTGATGAAGTTAGAAGACAGACTACAAAGAAATGTTATCGGTGGATCAGGTGACAATAGGTGAGTGATTTAGTCGTTATTATACTTTGTTATATGGTATGTATACTATTCTTTGCCATTATGAATTACATAGAATATTTAGGAGAGGAGGGTGATTGAATCAATAAACTCTTTGAACATGAACTAATAAAAGGAGATAAGTTATCAGGTGCAATCGAAGAATGGTTGGATATTAAAGATGCGTGGGAAGAAGACATCGATCAAGAAATCCAACCCTATCGCAAGAGATCTGAGGACATCAAAATATCAGACCAGGATAATTAAGAACAAGAAGAAAGAGGTTAAGAATGATTCAGGATTTAATAAACGATCTGTTCCTGACGGATGGTGAAACCAAACGTATAAACTGCCCAAACTGCGGAGGTTATAAAACTTTCACCATAACATCTAAGGATGGATTGGTGGTCTGGAATTGCTACAAAGCATCTTGTAATGCAAAGGGTGCAACACCTGTAGCTATGTCTAAAGATGCACTGATAACTCGAATTACTAAACCAAAAGACTTATCAAAGAAAAGAGTAGTGCCGTTGGTAGTACCTTCACATTTCTCTTCTTATTTTCCAGAGAGGATGGTGAGATATATGGATAAGAATAATGTAACTAGAGCATGGAGAGAAGGGAGGGTGGAGTTATTCCATGATGTGATACAGAACCGCGCTGTATTTACAATAGCATCAGCAGGTAGAGCAGTTGATGCAGTAGGCAGAGCATTGGGCAGAGGTATGAAATGGTACAAGTATGAAAATACAGGTGAACCTTTTATTGCAGGCTATGGCGAGACTCTATACATTGTAGAGGATGCTGCATCTGCTTGTGCGATATCTCACTATGGTACTGCTATGGCATTATTAGGAACTGATCTATCTGATAGAGCTATGAACATAGCTAAAGGGTATTCTAACTGTGTCATATGTTTAGACAAAGATGCAAGTAAGAAAGCTTTATCATTGACTAAAAGATTGAAGCAGTTTACAGATACAACTATGAGAATATTGAAACATGATCCAAAGGAATATCCAGAAGGAGTACTCGCATGATGCCAAACATAGTACCATTCAATGAATCATCTAAGCCAGAGGATAGCGTAGCTAATATGTTACTAGAACTATTCTTTAACTTTAAGTTCTGGCAAGACCACAACCATATGATATCTGAAGATTACTTTGAGAAAGAAAGCAAGAAGATCTTTGATGTTGTTAATATGTCGCATACTAAATACGAAAGAGATCTTACTGTAGCTGAAGTAGAAGCTCTTATCTTTGCTGAGAATCCAATGCTTACTGGATCTCAACGTGCAGGCATACTAGACATTACAAGGCGTATGAAAGGTGACATACAGGTTGATGTAGGTAGTGATATACTACAGGCTGCATTCAGAGAACAGCTAGGAGATACTATAGCTAACATGGGTTTGCAGTTGATGGAAGGTAAGATAAAAGATCTCAGTCCTATTCAAGAACTACTAGATAAGTATGAGGATGGTATAGAAGTTGGTGATGACTTAGGTTTTATCTCTAATGAATGGGATGATATGTTCAAGTCTAACAAAGAGAACTACCCTTGGACTTGGAACTTATCTCAACTGCATATGTTATGTCCAGGTATAGGACCAGGAACTTTGACAACTGTATTTGCATTGGTTGAAACTGGTAAGTCTGCATTTGCTGTAAGCACTGCATTCTCTCCTAGAGGTTTTGCAGATCAGGGTGCGAAGGTATTGATGATATGCAATGAAGAGATAGCTGAGAGAACTATGGATAGAGCAGGTTCTGCATACTCTGCATTAGAAACAGATGATGTAGTTAATGATCGACTCAAAGGTAGAGTATCTTGGGATGGTATTAAAGATAAGATATTCATGGTTAATGGTGATCAGTGTGAGACAATGGAGAGGCTCAACTATATCATTACTAAAGGTGGGCCATTTGATATTGTTATCATTGATCAGCTAGATAAAATGCAAGTGCGTGGTACGTTTACGCGAGATGATCTAAGACTGAGCCAAGTATATATCAAAGCTAGAACACTTGCTAAGAAGCATAACCTAGCAGTCATTGCTATCTCTCAGGCAGGTGCTGAAGCCGATGGTAGAACATCATTGAGGTTTACACAGATGGCTAACTCTAAGATAGGTAAGGCAGCAGAAGCTGATGTAATTATTGGTATTGGAAAGGAGAATACAGAGACACAAGATGATAATTTCTTGAGGTATTTGCACGTATCAAAGAACAAATTAGGAGGTTCACATGGTAGAGCTACAGTTCGCATCGAACCTAAGATCTCAAGATATATTGATTGATATGTTATTTTTTTCTTGACAAACCATAAAATCCATGATAATAGGATTGGTTATCCGCTGGAGAGAACTATTACATACATATATAAATAATATTTAAATAATATATATAAGGATATATAATATGCCAAAGAGAAAAAAATCTGGTGCTACTTACACTTCAAAAGGAGAAAGAAGAAACGTAAATAAATCTATCTTAAAAGCTGTAAGGCGTGATCGTACAGTAATGGATCGTATGTTGGATAAACAGGCAGCAGGATTAAAACGATGACAAATTATAGAAAAAGATATGTTGCAGCAGGTAAAAAATATGCGTCAGATGGAGTATATATTTGGAAATCACTTTCTAAAAAACCTACTACTGAATTAAAAGCAGAGATAGAACTCTATGCAAACTATTCTTGGGGTGGTGAGTATATTGAATATGATGTTCGTGAAGTAGATAAAAAATCTAAATGTGAAATGTATGATGTGATTGGTGCAGCTTGTGATGACTGATTATGCTATCATATTAGATCTTGAAATAGATTTAGGTGGAGATCGTAAAGATCCATCACCATACAACAAGGATAATACGTTTGTAGCATTAGGTTACACATTAAGATCTCCACATGGTTATCTACTTGGTGGTGCTAGTGAAGTAGTTATTTTAAATATTGAAGATAATAATTTTACTGAGTTCAATACTTTCAAGCGTGTACTAAATAATGCAAAGTATGTCGTGGCTCACAATGCTAAGTTTGATGTAGCATGGTTACGTGAAATTGGTATTGATTGTGATGTAAAGATTATTGATACCATGATTAGTGAGTACGTATTGAACAAGGGTGTTCGTGATAAGTTAAGTCTTGAAGCATTATCTCATAAGTATGATTCTGTACGAAAGCAGGATGTACTTAAAAATATGCTTAGTAAGGGACTAAACTATAGTGATCTTCCTAAAAACCTACAGATCTCTTACCTACGTGATGATATATTAGCTACTGCGGATATATTTCAGAAGCAAGAGAGATTGTTTAGAGAAGATAACAACTACTCACTATTACCTATAAGAGATCTTATGTGTGAGTTCTGTTCTGTACTGACAGATATAGAACGATCTGGTATGGCTATTGATATCGATGTATTAGATCAAGTTGATATAGACTATCAGAAAGAACAGGAACAACTTACCCGATATCTTCAAACAGAAACCAGGAAACTTATGGGTGATAAAGATGTTAACTTATCATCTCCTGAACAGCTATCTAGTGTAGTCTACTCATGTAATCTCAAAGATAAGAAGCTCTGGAAAGAGGTTATGGATATAGGGGTGGATGAGAAAGGTAAGCCAAAGCG